GCAGTGACTTTAGTAAACCCAGGATTTTTATATCTTGTGGGCAACTCTTTGAGCGCTGCTACCTCTACAATAGGGGGTACTGGAAGTGGATTCTCAGTGCCTGTAAATAATATTCAGAATGCAGCTGGCACTTCTTGGCTGGGTGATAATTTTGAAAGTGTTTTGTTGTATGGTTCGTTGCGTGAGGCTATCATCTTCCAAAAAGGTGAACAAGATTTAGTTACATATTACGAACAGAAGTACCAAGAATCCTTAGCATTACTCAGAGAATTGGGTGATGGTAAAGATAGAAGAAGCGCATACCGTGATGGACAACTTAGGCTGCCTGTACCTGGACCTGTTAGATAATTTTTTAGGAGCAAAAAATGGCAATTACCCAAGCAATGGCGACAAGTTTCAAGGTTCAACTCTTGAATGGTCAGCACAATTTTTCAGCAAACACGTTTAAATTAGCTCTGTATACTAGCTCAGCTACTATTAACGAGAATACAACTGCATATTCCGCAAGTAATGAAGTGCCTTCAACAGGTAACTACAGTGCTGGTGGCAATACTCTGTCAGTTAGTGTAACCCCAACAAATACTGGTAACGTAGCTTTTATCTCGTTTACTAATAGCTCTTGGGCAAATGCAACGATTACTGCTAATGGCGCTTTGATTTATAACGCTAACTTAGCAAACGCTGCTGTATGCGTATTAGCTTTTGGTGGTGATAAGACATCGACTAATGGTACATTTGCAGTGAACTTCCCAACTGCGGATGCAAGTAACGCTATTATTCGTTTGACTGCTTCGTAATTAGGAGAGCCTTATGGCTTTGATTCTAAAAGATAGGGTTAAAGAATCCAGCTCTAGCTCTGGCACAGGCAATATTACGCTTGGTGGTGCATTTCCTGGCTATCAAACGTTTAATGCCGCTATAGCTACTGGTTCTACCGTTTACTACACAATACACAACTTAACTGCTGGGTCTGATACCGAGTGGGAAGTTGGTCTTGGTACGTTTACGTCTCCAGCTACATTAGCTAGGACTACGGTTCTTTCATCTTCTGCTGGGGCTCCAACCAAAACTAACTTTACCGCTGGCGCAAGTGGTCTTGAGGTGTTTATTACTCAACCAGCCGAAGAAGCGGTTTATTTAAACAATGCTACAGGCCTAGTTGAGATTGGCGGTAATGGCACAAACACTGTGTCGTTTACTAATATAAACACGACTAACTTAACGGCTACAACGGTAACACTTACAAACGGAACAATTACTACTAACGCTGCTAATGCCACGGATATTACAAACAAAGCCTATGTAGATGGTTTAGTTGCTTCTGGTATACATTTTCACGAGCCTGTTCTTGTTGAAGAAGATGTATCTTTGGTTGCTGTATATGCCCAGCCAAACGGCGCTAGTAACGGTGTAGGCGCAACACTTACAAATAACGCTGCTAATGCCGCTCTTGTAGTTGACGGTGTAAGCGTATCTAATACAGCCCGTATTTTGGTTTATGCGCAATCTAACGCAGTGCAAAACGGTGTTTATACAGTTACTAATCCAGGTAATGCTTCTGCACAGTGGGTATTAACCCGTGCAACCGATGCCGATACATTTGGTTTGACTAGTCCTGATAATTTAGGAGAAGGTTCAACTTTCTTTGTATCTTCTGGTAATACAGGCGCTGGTCGGACGTATACATGTAATACACAAGGCACAATTACGTTTGGTACAACAAACATTACGTTTGCTCAAATTAGTTCTTCTCAGATTTATAGCGCTGGTACAGGCTTAAACCTTGCCAACTTAACATTTAGCATTTCAAACACCACAGTTACTGCCGCTACTTATGGCGATAGTGGCAACGTTGCTCAAGTTACAGTTAATGCTCAAGGTCAACTTACCAATGCAGCCAACGTAGCTATTAATGCTTCTAGTATCACAGTTGGTACTTTAGCCAACGCTAGAACAACCGCTGCTTCTGCTAACGGCGCATCGACTATCGTAGCTCGTGACTCTAACGGTGATTTCACAGCTAATACCATTACGGCAACCACATCTAACGCCACGACTTTTAACGGCACAACTGGTGCGTTTACTAACGTATCGGGTAACGGCGTAGCCTTAACAGCTATCAATGCTTCTAACGTCACTTCAGGTACTTTAGATAATGGTCGTACAACAGGTAATACGGCTAACAGCGCAAGCACAATAGTTCTTCGGGATGCAACGGGTAACTTTGGCGCTAATACTGTTTCTGGTGCTTTTAGTGGTGACGGTTCAGCAATCAACTCAATTAACGCTTCTAACATCTCGTCTGGAACCATAGCTAACGCTCGTACTTCTGCAGCTTCCGCTAACGGAGCTTCTACGATTGTTCTTCGTGACGGGTCTGGTGGTTTTGGCGCAGGCGATATTACCGCTAATTCTATTTCTGGTAACGGTGTAGCCTTAACCGCTATTAATGCATCTAACATTGCTTCAGGGACTATTGATAATGCCAGGACTTCTGCTTCTTCTAGTAATGGTGCTAGTACTATTGTTCTTCGTGGAGCTTCTGGTGAGTTCGCTGCTGGGGCAATAACAGGTACATCCTTCTCTGGTGATGGTTCTGCTGTTTCAGCTATTAACGGCTCTAACGTAACTACGGGGACTGTAGCTGTTGCTCGTGGAGGAACAGGCGCTAATACTTTAACAGCTAATAACGTTGTTCTTGGCAATGGTACAAGCGCTGTTCAGTTTGTGGCTCCTGGTACAACAGGTAATATATTAACGTCTGATGGTACTACGTGGACTTCCGCAGCTGCTGGCGGTGGTTTTGCTGCGGGTACGGTTATGTTGTTTGCGCAAAATACAGCGCCGACTGGCTGGACTAAAAATGTATCTACAGGGGATAACTCAGCCTTGCGTGTCACAACAGGCACAGCATCTACGGGCGGCTCAGTAGGATTTACTACAGCATTTGCAAGCCAAACCCCAACAGGTTCAGTAAGTGTTACAAGTATTAGCGGTACCGTTGGAAATACAACACTTTCAACACCACAAATACCTTCTCACACCCACACTTATGGTCCTCGGTTTAATAACCCTTGCGGCGGAACTTTGGCTGTTCAATTTGGTAATGATTCTAATGGCTCCAATCCAGTAAATACGGGTTCAACAGGTGGTGGTGGTGCGCATAATCACCCATTTAGCGGTAGTGGCTCTGGTACATTTACTGGAAATGCAATTAACCTTGCGGTCCAATACATTGACGTTATTCGTGCAAGTAAAAATTAATTATGGGAACACTTAAAAACGGAACGTTTTGCCCACTTATTAAGAAAGACTGTGTAGGTCTTACTTGTGCATGGTATACCCGTGTGCAGGGCTACGATATGAATAGCGGTAGTCAAGTAGATAGTTATGAGTGCGCAATTGCTTGGATGCCAATGCTGCTTATTGAAAACTCAGGGCAGCAAAGGCAAACTGGTGCCGCCGTAGAATCGTTTAGAAACGAAATGGTTAAAGCTAACGAAACTCAGACTAAATTAATACTTGCAACAGCTTCTGGTGAATCACAACAACCCAAATTACTTAGGAGTATTGAATAATGAAGTTAACTATTATCCCTGCTGACGGATCGGTTGGCGAAGATGGTGTTTTTTATCTTGGACTTAATTTAAGTTCTTGCTCTATCCCTGCAGATGTACACGCTCTTCAATGGCAAGATACTGCTGGTTGGATTGAATACAACACTCCTATACCTAATGAACCTATTACTGAATTGCCAGCATGGGCAAATTGCTGTATGGCTAAATGGACTGAAGCTAATACCCCAGTGCCACCAGCACCTCCTACAGCAGAACAAAATAAAACAACCGCAGTAAATAAACTACAAGCAACGGATTGGACAACTATTCCTGATGTTGGCGACCCAACAAAAAGCAATCCTTATTTAAACAATGTTCAAGATTTTGTTGTGTATCGTAACGCAGTGCGTCAATACGCAATTAACCCTGTAGCTGGAGATATTAACTGGCCCACATTACCCCAAGAAGTTTGGACAACTGTTTAGGAGTTATAAATGGCTGACGCTATACCAACACCATATGAAATTAATTCTTTAAAAGGCACTTACTACGACTTTCCTAAAAAAGAAGATATTCTTGAGAAGCATTATCATTCGCAAGGGCAGGGACACATAACTATTGTTCAATCTGGTTGTGTAGCAATTAAATCTCTATATTTAGATCAGGCTTGGGAAAAAGTTGGTAAAGCTGGTGATGTATTTGATTTACCTGATGAACAATGGCATGAAATAATTGCTTTAGAAGACAATAGCAAAATATTAAATATTCAAAAAGGTTAAAGTGAGACAAGAGCTTGAGCAAAACAATTTTTTGTTAGTTCCTAACTTTATTAGTCAGGAACGTGCTCAAGTATTAAGTCAGGAGTTTTTTATATTAGAGCGTGACAACAAGTGCACAAAAGATAATCAAGCTCCAAATTCACCAGCTATATATAACTTTAAACCTTTCCTTGAGTTGCTTTGCGAAAAAACAAATGAAGTAACTAGTTTAATTGAAGAACAAGTATTACCGACATATACGTATGCTCGTATATATAAAAATGGTGAGGTGCTTGCTAGACATCGAGACAGACCAGCATGTGAAATTAGTTTAACGGTTAATATTGGAGGCGATGCGCCTTGGGGTATTAGTATACAAAAACCATCTAGCGAAGAAGTATATTTAAATTTAAATAGAGGCGATGCTATGCTTTATCTAGGATACACAGCAGACCATTGGCGTGACACTCCTTTTAGTGGTCAGAACTATAGTCAAGTATTTTTGCATTATGTACGTAGTAATGGCCCTAATGCTTGGGCTTATTTTGATAAAAAACAATGAAAGAACTAAAAGATTACATCGTCATTATGAATAATATTATGCCACCCGCCGTGGCAGACGCTGTGCTTATCGAATATAAAAATTGCGACAATTGGGTAAATGCCACTGTTAAGAATGGCGAAGATTTGAATATAAGGAATTGCCAAACAATTGCAATTTCTTTTGAAAGTATTATCTCAAAAAATTTAGAAACACGTAAAAAAATAGACGAAATGGTTTTTGCTGTGGCAAGTCAAGCCATAAAAGAATATAGACAACGTTTTGATAGCATCATAATTGAACAAGATTCTGGTTATGATTTATTAAAGTATGAAGTAGGTGGTTTTTATACACAGCACACTGATTCGTTTAAAGACAGACCCCGTGCAGTGTCGTGCTCTTTTATACTTAATGACGACTACGAAGGTGGTGAATTTGCGTTTTTTGACCGTGAGTTAGTGTACAAGCTTAAAAAAGGGTCGTGCATTATGTTCCCTTCTAATTTTATGTATCCCCATGAGATAATGCCCGTAACAAGCGGTACACGGTATTCAATTATTACTTGGTTTATATAGGATAGGTCATGACCTTTGGCTTCTCGCCCTACGCAGCGGCGCCGTTTGCTGATACTGGTGAGGCTAGTCTTGGTATTTCAGTCCAGTTAACTGGGGTTTCGGCTGTAGGTGTGGTTGGTACGGTTAGCTTTAACACCGACCAAAACATAGATGTAACAGGTGTAAACGCAGTAGGTGCAGTTGGTAGTGTAGCAATTGAAGCCGACGGGAATGTTGTACCAACAGGTGTTAATGCTGTAGGCGTAGTTGGCAATGTTTCGATAGTTGAAAGCGTTACGATTGAATTAACAGGTGTAAATGCTGTAGGTGCAATTGGTAACGTAGCTGTAGCTATTGAAGCAGATGTAAACCTTACAGGTGTAAGCGCAATTGGCGTGGTTGGCACGGTTGATTTAAGTCTTGGATGCACGGTTGATTTAACAGGTGTTAGTGCTCTAGGTGTAATTGGTAACGTTTCAATAGTTGAGAGTGTTACGGTTGAATTAACAGGTGTTTCTTCTATAGTTGCACTTGGTAATGTAACCGCAACGGCGGGAGCAAATGTTAGTGTTACAGGCGTAAACGCAATTGGTGTGGTGGGAACCGTTAGTGTTGCTGCAAATGCTAATGTTAATTTGACTGGCGTTAGAACAGTTGTTAGACTAAATAGGGTCAATGTTTGGAGTTTAATTGATCCAGTACAAGTACCTAATTGGATAGAAGTAGCAGCAGCTTAAGGATAAATTATGGCAAGTACATTTTCACCAAGTTTAAAGCTAACCCTAATGGGGGACGGCGACCAGGCGGGTCTTTGGGGCCAAACTACCAATACCAACCTAGGTACTTTGATTGAACAGGCTATTACGGGTGTGCAGCCTATTACTATGTCGGATGCTAATTACACCTTAACTAGCTTTAATGGGGTAACAGACGAGGCTAGAAATGCTGTTTTGGTAGTTACTGGAACAAATTCTGCGATCAGAGATTTAATTCCGCCAGTTCAAGAAAAACTTTACATCATTGCTAATAACACTACAGGTGGTTTTGCCATTCGAGTTATCGGTGCTTCTGGTACGGGTGTAAATATACCTAACGGTGCTACTCAAGTTGTTTACTGTGACGGAACTAATTTTATTGCTGCTTCCGCTGCATTTACAAATGGATCTGTTTTATCCGTTTCTGGTGGTGGTACAGGTTTAAGTACGCTAACTGCCAATAACGTCATTCTTGGTAACGGAACGTCTAACCCCACTTTTGTAGCACCAGGCACCGCTGGAAACGTTCTTACATCTAACGGTACTACATGGACTTCTGCGTCAACTGGTGAATTTGCATCTGGTACTAGAATGACATTTAATCAAACCAATGCTCCCACTGGATGGACTAAGAGCACTAGCGTAGATAATGCAGCATTTAGAGTAGTTAGTGGTAGTGTTAGTTCAGGCGGTTCAGTAGATTTTAGTACTGCATTTGCAAGTCAAACCCCAACAGGCTCAGTATCAATCAGTTCTATTTCTGGTTCAGCAGGTGCAACTACATTAAGCACTCCTCAAATTCCTAGTCATAGTCATACTAATATTCGGAAATTAACTGGTTGCGCCGGAACTTTGGCTATTGACTATCAAACTGATGCTAATTCAACCGGTACAGTTTCTACGGGTTCAACAGGTGGTGGTGGTTCGCACGATCATCCGTTCTCATTTAGTTCTGGATCAGCAACGTTCTCTGGAAACGCAATTAACCTTGCTGTGAAATACGTTGACTTAATTATTGCTCAGAAAAACTAAGGAATTATCATGATTAAAACTATTCAAGACTCGATGGACGGTGGCGAATTTAAACCTCGTCATACCATTGAAATTTATTGCCCTAACTGTGGGTATGATGTTTCTGAGGCTGAGTTAGCTGCCAAGATGTGCAGTGATTGTGGGCATAGCCTTGAAGAACCAGAGCAACACGTAGCTATCGTGGTTGCCAATATGTCGTTTGGTGGCTCTACTCTTTGAGGCAAAGAACAGTGAGATATGTCAGACGAACTCGGGTTATCGGCTGGTGCCAAGGGGATCAGCGAGGGGCTTAAGACTGGGCGTGAGGCTGGGCGGGAGATTGGCAAGAACATTGAGGAAGTACAGAAAGAAGCAGTTGATGTAGCAAAGCAGCAAGCAAACGCAAGAATTCGTGAGCGTAGAGAAGCA